AAGCCTACGATATTCAGCTTCATTAGCAGCTTGCTGAGCCATGGCATTGTAAGTCAGCTGCTGACCATACAACTCTTCAGACTTACGATACTGACGCATTTGCGTCTGGTATTCAAAGTCCTGAATTCTCAGCTTATAGAGATAATCATCAAGGTTAGTTTGATCCTTGAATGCAGCCAGTGTCTCTTCATTACGAACACCAGCATTAAAGATCTTTACCGATTGATCGTAGTCAAGACCAATCTTTTCTTTATTAAACGCCCAGACTTGTTTGTTGTATTTATTCTGAGCATCTTGGGCACGTCTAGCAGCAGCATCTTGTCGTGAGCTACCGACACCACCTAAGATACCAGATACAGCTGATACACCAAGTCCAATCCATGCAGCAGCCATCCTTAAGCCCTCCTATAGAATCCAGCGGAATACTGTCCTTCCCATTGCATAGCCACAAGACTGACAGGGAAAGGATTATTTGAGATAACTTTCATAACGTAGTTGTCAGGTCTTTGATATACAGGGACACTATAGACATAAGAGGTGGTGAATGGTGATGTATCGGCTTTGTAGAAGTCTGCCAAACGTACACTAGGAATATCAGTCCACACACTCCTTGTGTTATCTGTGATGTTAAACGACACGGTACCACCAAGACCTGTATAGAACTTCATACGGGCAGTCCTAGTAACACCTGTAAAGTCATACCCTTGATCACCAGCTGAATAATTATACCTAGGAAGTACAACTTCCATTTGGTACTCATAACCAACAAAAATGTAATTGCCAGTTACGTTGCCAGGTATATTAAAATAATTACCACCACCATCGCTCAGTACAGTAATGGTATTTGTGAGGCCAGAGTAGTTATTAGCCCCACTAATCGGTGTACCAACAACATACTGTAGTGTTTTTGTTGTGTTGAAATGCGTTGGAATGTATACTTTAGTCACACCATCAGCAAAGGTAGGTGTGGAAGTAATACGGAACCAAGCATCCAAATACGGATCAACAGAGTTACCTAAGGAGTTAACAAGGCCACCAGTAGTAGGAGATAGTCCTAGGTTGTGAGCAAGTACAGTGTATCCTTCAGTGCCTGTAGTGATAACATATAAAGTATCGCTTTGGATGTCAGTATGGATTACATTAGAGGGCAGTGTCCAGCGAATCCAAGATGACAGTTTACGCTCGTTTCCTTCGTCGTAGTAGCGGTACAAATAGATTGTGGGGCTAGTCCTACTAGAGCCTACCCAAAGCCCGTTCTGGGGGCTTCCAGTGGCCAGAGAGATCGTTTGTGGCATCCACTCAGGTACAGCCCGTGTTGCCTCAAAGACAACAGGTGCTTCCCTTTGACCACGAGTACCAATTTCAAAGGCTCTACTCCAGCTAGAGTTCTTACTAATGAATAGCGCAGTACTACCAAGATCTACAGGTTTAACAAACTTATCTGATTCGTAGTTAGAGATAGTACGAATGGTGACAGTAGATGGAGTCCATGTACCATTCTCAGCTTCCATCACAAACTGCTGATTAGCACTAAACAACAGGAGACCTTGAGGACTAGGGATCACAGAGTGTACAACAGCTGGTTTAATACTAGCAACGCTAAGGTCAATAGGATCAGCTGCTACTTGTGTTAGTGCTGACTTACTGTAGAAGTTATAGTAATCACCAGCCTGAGACATGGAGACATTATCTTCAGTAAGGAAGCCTAGTCTATTTGCAAACAGGAAAATATCTTGAATAGGAAATCCTACAAAACTAGGATGGCTATTGGTATCATCATCACCAACGAGACGTGGCTCCCAAGCTAATGCTATGTTATTGACAGTTAGTGATCCATTAAGAGGAGCAGCCTGGAAGTTACCGTTAGCTAGTCTGATAAGAACAACAGGCATTGTTGTACTATCAAGACCAGTACTAGCAGATGGAGAAATTGTTTCTTCCCAATAGCCAGGATTCAATGCACCACTTACAGTGACATTACCACTTGTGGTTTGACTTGTTCCTGAGGTGTAGGTAAAGACAGTAGAGCTAGTTACAGTAACTGTATAAGTACCTTTAACACCTGTGCCTGTGGAGAACTCTACAGTGGCTAGGTCTTTAGTACTGAACCCGTGATCAGTCGCAGTAGTCACAGTTACGGTAGTACCTGTTTGACTGTAAGTCCCACTAATACCAACATTGGTCCCTACAAACTTTACATAGTAGTCAGAGGCGGCACCAGAAGTACTAGCAATCTTAGTGACTAGGCCACTAACGCATTGCTCAGGCAGACGTGTGATAGAATCAACTGAATCATTAAACACACGTAGATACTTGCCATCGGTACCAGCATCACCACCTGAAACCGATACCGTCATATCTGCGGTACTAGTTAGTACCAACACACCATCGACGATTGTCTTAGTTAAATTAAGACCAGCAGGGAATCCAATAGCAGCGGAGATACCCTTCATTACATCAGTAACGGTTAGGGAGCTACCACCACCAGAAGTTGGTGTAGTGTAAGTGTAGGTGGTCCTATTGATTGTAACAACGTATTTTGTGTTATGCTCTAAGAAGAGAAGACTAATAACAGCTTGACGTTTTGGATTATAGGTAGGTGCTACTAATGTAGAAACGATCTTCTCGCTATTAACAATGTACGTAAAGTCGTTAACAGTAAGAGTCTTAATATTACGGTAATCAGTAGCAGTAAGGTACGAAGCGATGCCACTTTGAGTGACAAGTTTCTCAACACCAGTGGTTAAATCCCAAACTCGTATAACACCACCAGAGGTAATGGTAGCTACATACTTAGTCTGATCATCCCTAAAGATTGTAAAGACAGTATTATTGTCTAATGAGTTAGCAGCTAGTGCAGATAGAGTTGGCTGTAGTTTAGAGATAAACTTACCACCAGGACGTTTGATCATTCCCAAGGTGGGGTCGGGATAACAGTTCAAAGCATCCTTAACTTGGCCAGGCAGGATCTTCTCATCAGCTTGCTGTGATACTCCTCCAATGAAGTTAGTAATTCTTTGAGAAACTGTTGTCATCGTACAAGAGCCCTAAATGGTTCATAGCTGTTATAGTAGTCATTGCCTTTAGAGAAACCAAACATAGTATAATCACCTTGTTGGCATTCATATTCTAGACACACAGAGCGTCTCCAGGCTTCCTGAGTAGTCAGTGCTTGTGCAAGGTTAACATCACCCACTAATCGAATAGCAGCCCTAGTAGCTGCCTTAGCAGTGATGTAATCCCTGAAGGGTTGTGGGAGGTCATCAAAATCAAACATCCACAATACATCAACTTTATAAGTTACAGTAGTATCCCAAGTAAATGTATGATTCAATTTATCATAAAGTTTACCGTCTCTAATGACGGTATCATATGCTGTATTGAAAGCCGATTTACTGAGATCCATCTGTATTACATTATATGGGATAACGATATTACCAGATGTATCGGGAGTGACAGGATATCCGTACTCACGATTAAATGACCAACCTTCTGCTTGAACCTCTCTGCTAATGTCCATTAGGGTGTTAAAAGCAAAAGCGACTTCAGGGTTGGTTTGATCAAGCACAGTGACTGGAGCCTGTCCTATAGACCCCAGGATTTCATTGACAGCAGATAGTTGCGTGGTCGTATAGGAATCAGCCATAAGTCTAAATGGAAATAAAAACCATTCTCATGTATAGATAAAAAAAAAGGGAGCCCCGAAGGACTCCCCAAAGATTAGTTACGCAGCGGTACGAGAAGCGTCAAGCGCAGGGCTATCAGCCTCAATACCAGTGTAAGCAAAACGCAGACACTGAGTTTCGGAGAACACACCAGAAGCGGTGGCAGTACCGTGGGTACGAGAAACGGAACGACGAATAGCGTGGTTGTCAGAGACAGCCAGGTTACCATTATCCGTATAAGTAGAAGCGTAAGCGCCAGTGATGGTGCGGGTACCGAAATTAACGTTACCTGCTACACCATTGTCACCAGCGGCAACAGCAGCATTAGCCATTTTTAATTACCTCAGTTGGTATAAGAAATAGTATCAACACGGAAGGTGGCAGCAGTTGTACCAGCAACCGACAGTACATCACCAACACGGTAACCATCACCACCAGCTGCTACAGTCTGACCATCAACTGCACCAGAGGTGACAGTAGTGGTAAGAGTGCAGCCAGTACCATTGATGTTGTCATCAGTGGTAGCCTTAGTGCCAGCAGTTTGGCCAGTGCCAGCAGTGAGACGAGTTACGGTAACAACCGTACCACCTTCACGACCAGGCTCAATAGGAGGACGCATGTAAGCGGTTTCACTGGTAGTGACGCCTACACCGTCAACAGGAGCGAATCCCATTATACTCCCTCCTTATCAGGAGCGAGCCGACTGCAGCTCAATAGCAGCAGCGGGGTTCAGAGTACCGCAGCCCATGGCAAGGCGTCCCACGATGAGGTCTCCTTGGTACATGACAGACACATCACCAGAGGTGGTCTGCACAGAGGGAGCAATAGCTTCCACAACACCAGCAGCATCCTTGTAGTAGATCAGACCGCAGTGGGTGCTGAAGTTACCGGAGTAGTCGTTGTTCTCACCGTTGACGGAAGACACGCTACCAGCCAGGAAGGGCAGGTTGTTGGAACGCTTGATGCTGATACCGGCGATCTCATAGAGACCTTCACCGCTATTCAGGTTACCTTGCGAGTTACCATAGTCACGGTTAAGGATGTTGGACGACACCTGCGAGATCAGTGCATAGTACTGACGCGGGGACAGCACAGCGGTACGACCTTGCTTAGGCAGGTTCTTCTCATCCATAATCGAAGCGGCTTCGAAGAAGGCGTCCACCAGGGCTTGAGCATCATACTCTTTCTGCACACCCAGTTGGATCACAGAACCGCCGGGCTCAGGGCCAGGGGCAGCAGTGATGGGGTGAGCTTCACGAGCAGCTTTAGCGATCTGACGGAAGATCTTCTTATCATAAGCCTCAGCCAGAGCATAGCCAATCTTCTTGGCGATCTCGCTACGCAGGCTGTAGTGAGCAAGAGTTTCATCCAGGTCATACACAAATGCAC